AAACTACTGCTGTATTCTACTGTAAAGATAGGATCAGTAAATCCTGATATTATACCGTCCTTGCTGAGACTTAGTCCTGGAGGAAGTTCTCCGCCTGTGGGAGTTAGATAAAATTCTAAAGTTTCACCAGCATTTAAATCTGGATCGTATACGTCAAGTGCAAAGTTTACGTAGCTGTTGTCTAAAACAAAATATGCATCACCCGAACCTACATTAAGGAATCCTTCTCTAGTAAGCCATTGAGGAACATCTGAACCGTCCACTGATATAGAAAATGTTCGATCCTCAAGATCTACTCCGTCTGAAGCACGTATAACAAATCTGCTTTCTGTGTATTTTCTTACTTCTACTGGGGAACCGACTATTCGATTTCCTTGTAATCTTAGACCTCTTGGTAGATTACCTGTAATTACTGAATAGGTAATTGGATTTGCAGTATTTGTAGATGCAGATATCGTGATATTTTGTATCACACGTTCAGTGATAATTCCTAGGCTTCCTGCTGGTGTTAGCCAAGTAATAGCCATCTAGCCGCTCCTTAAACGATACTACCGCAATCTAAATTGACTGTAGATGGTAGTGTAACAGTTCCAAAGTCTACGTTTGAAAATGCTAGTGCTAGTTGTGAGGTATTTGTAAATGCTCCAGTTATTGGCCCAAAGTCGTAGGTGGTTAAAATTTTTGTTACTGGTATAACGTTATTGACTGTGATCACAGAACCTAATGCGGTAACATCGACATCGTCGCCACCTTGAACAGTAATTTGTTGGAAGGTGCTAGCATTAACTGTTCCTGCATTAGTATCAATTCTAGTAAACGCATCTGCTGCTGTGCTGTTAATAATAACAGAATTTGGAGCATCATCGATTAAAATCTTTGTTCCAGAAACTAATTTCTTGAACTGTAGATCTGCTCCGACCTTTTGTTTGAATAAACCAGTTCCGGTGTCGCCTATGTTAGATGCTGTGGTAAACACGTTTGAAACAAGGTCAGTAAAGTTAGCATTAACTTTTTCAAAGGCCGTGCGTAGGTCATCACCTAAACCATCGTTTACTTGATTACCTATGTTGATTGTTTGAATTGCCATAATACGCTCTCTTTTTAATATTTAACCGTTAACTCAATCTTACAAATACCTGTCCGCTAGTTCCTGTTTTATGATAAGGATATCCCACAGCAACTCCTGCTGTAGCCGCTGCACTATCGTCAGCATATGGTCCGGGTATTCCTGCCCAAGCAGTAGTCTGCACAGTTGCATTTGGGAATGTTAGACTGCCATTTGTGCCAAATGTCCAGGTATTGCTATTATTAACCACAGTGAGGTTAGCAGGACTATCTGGTAGTTTAACTATCCCGCTGCCGGTATATGCTGCCCAACTCGATGCATTGGGAGAACTAGTTAGTCCTGCATCGTTGAATAATCTAAAAGAGTTAGCACTACGATACTGCACATACCAAGTGCCGTTGGCCTGTGTGGGTGTAGTCACTCCTGTGATTTCAAGTTGTGATCCGTTAACCCACTCTGGGCCAATGGTGCCTGTAATAGTGATAACAGGATTAGTCCAAGGAGACTCAGGAGCGATGTTAGCAATAGTGTAGCGTGTAGCACCTGTAGTCAGGGGTGCTAGAATGTTAGACCTAATTGTATTAAACTTCACACTTGATGTAGTGGATACTGTTTGATCTCCAGTCCAAGCAGTAGTCTGCACAGTTGAGTTTGGGAATGTTAATGAACCATTTGTGCCAAAGGTCCAAGTTTTTATGGTATCACCGTTACTAGATCGAATGTAGGCCCCATCAGTGTCTACCCACATCCAATTGCGATAATCATAGGTCATACCAATATAACTGTCGGTGCCGGTGGCCGCAGCTAAATCGACAGCACCTGTGTCGTAGGCTAAAATACTGCCGCCCCATGGTAACGACAAATTACCATCATTGCCAAATGTCCAATTCTTTGATCCCCCGGGTGCCGTGCCAGAACCATTTGATATAATATTTAGGTTACCTTGTGAAGTAAGTGCAAGACCTCCCGATACTGAACTAACTTCAGCACCTTGTATCTGTAGTTGATCCCCGCCTGTTATAGCAGGAAATAATGTGTAGGGATTAGCACCACCGATTAACACAACTTCGTCCCCACCGTTAGATAATCTATCTGTGCTACCACCAACCTCCGATCCTGCAACAGTGAGTTGACCTGACTGGTTTATTCCTAGAGCGGAACCTCCGATATAAATTGTATTGTTACTAACATACAGACTCTTGAAAGGTTTAGATGAGCTTCCTAAATTGATATCATTTCTTTCTGGAGTAATATCTCCGTGAACTTTTATTTCACCATTGACTGTTACAGGACGATCTATTGTGATATTTGTGCTGTCGTCTGTGCTTAATACACTACCAGTAAATGTAAATGCTCCTAAATTTAAACCATTGTTATCTAGCCCTAGAGCAACATATAATTCTGTAAAGTTTTCGTTGACTTTGTTAAAAGCAGTTCTTAGACTGTCACCAGTTCTATCATTTGCAGTTGCGCCTACGTTAATTGTTTGTTTAGTCATTTATGCGCCCCTTATACTAATGCAGCTACTCTTGCTTTGAAGTCAGCGAAATCGACACTGGCTGCTACCAACGATTTAAAATCGTTTAACAGTATGATTTTACTGCCCCTAACTAGTAGTGTATTGTTAACTGTTAGATCATTTTCCATCAACACATCTGAGTTAAATGTTGTCTGAACATCTACGGTCAAACCAGAAGAGTCAGTTGTTGAAATAGTGCTGTTTATAAATTCTAATGTTGATGTGTAAAATATTTCGCTAGTTGATGCATTGTATACTAATGGTCTAGCAGATGACGTAGTTGATCTAACCGGATTAACATAAAATCCTGCACCAGTTGAATTCAGTGCTGCACCGCTGGCATTTATAACTATGCTGCCGCCTACTTGATTATTACCTGTGGCTGATCTACCTATGGCGATAGCATTAGCACCTTGACTATCACCAGCGGAAAACGCACCTATGGCTATCGCACTGGCACCTTGATTTGTAATTCCTGCATTTTGACCAATAGCGATAGCATTGATTCCTTGTGCAGAGGCAGCTGCCGTTTCACCTATAGCTATACCATTATCACCTTGATTACTATTAGCTGCGGCCTGACCGATAGCAATACCTCTTACACCTTGGTTCTGTAATCCTGCTTGGAATCCTACAGCCAACGCTCTATTACCTTGTGTATATTGCCCAGCCATTTCTCCTATGGCTATGGCATTTATGCCAGCACCTCCAGCATCTAAGCCTAATACAATTTTTGTTTCCGAAGTTCTAAGTGTTGATGTATAAACCGGTGCTATAATTCTACCCATAACTCCGTCAACTAACAGAGCACTATCGTCACCGAACACAGAACCTAAAATATCTATTCTTTGATTTAGGGCAATATTAATAGTATCTGTAGAAGGATCTTTGGTAGTGGTTAATCCATAACCGGTATTGATATACAGGGTATCGGATGTGCTGTCTGCTACGATCGGATTTAAATTATCACCATTGATCACATAGTTTCTAAATGTAACCTGTGCCGGAGCAGAGTTTGAAATAGTTGCAATACCTGTAGATACATCAGTCGATACAGTGATACCGAAACCTTGTTGAACTTGTAAAACACCTGTGTTAGTGATCATCACAGCACCGTTAGCGGCACTGACTGTGATTCCAGATCCTGCGGTTAGTCCGCTAGGTAATGTTGTTGTATTTGATAAACTTGTAACACCTGTATTAGTTACTGTGATATTTCCTGTAGCTGCGCTCACTGAGATTGCAGTGCCGCCAATTAAACCAGTTACACCTGCATTATTAATTGTAATTCTCTCTGCAGATGAATCAACCACTAACTGCATAGCAGCTCCGGCTGCGAGATTTAATGTATCACTAAATTCGTTGGCTTCGACAACGTTGAAATCATCTACAGACACACGTTTGAAAAATGTTTTCTCTGGATCAATGATCAAATTACCAGCAACAGTTGAACCACTTGGAAGATCCACACTTGTATCAATTCCTTTGATATGTGCTGATCCTAACCAAAGTCCATTCATTGTGTCTGTTAGGTTGTCTCGATAACTGTCAACGTGTAAGCGTTTCCAAGGCTTAATGATATCACCTAATCTAATAGAATTTGATGTAGCAGGGATAACATTGTTATCAAACTGTTCAAAATCAATTAAAGATCCACCGCCACCTATTGACGCTGCTAATGTTTCAAAATTAGCATTTATTTTTGTAAATGCGTCATTAACGTTACTCCATAGTAACGGTGGTGAGCCTGATGTTATCTGTTCTAATGGCATTATGTTCTCCCTACCGCAATTTCAATTGTTCCGATATGATCTGAATCGTAGTTTTGTAGTGCTTTACCTACTACTGTTCCTACTTTCACATCGCCTACAGCGGCTATGGCTACACCGGCTATGGACGAAGTAATTAATAAATCACCTTTCTTAATTTTTCCAGCTACGCGACATGGAACACGACCTTGTAGTGCAACCAAGTTTTTAAATCCTGGACATGCATCATACATTACAAATGCTGCGGTATTCGATACAACACCTGCTACTCGTGTGTCGCCTTTAATATTACTTGTAGTAACTTCTTTGTCTCCGCCGAATACAAGAACTGTGCCTACATCGTATTCTTTATCGCCTTCGTAATATTCTGCCAAGTCAGCGGAATATGTTGCCTGTAATCTCGATTCATTTGGCGAAGTTCCAGTTAGTGTCCAACGTCCTGTGATAGTTCCTGAAGTGGTATTACCACCAGTAGTCAATGCTAGCGTTTGAATACTTGAACAGGTTATCGGAGCATCTGAAACACCATTTTGTGTTTTGAATTGATGAGAATCATTCCAGTAAGCAGTCTTTTTATCAATGGCCAACGTTCCGTCGGAAACTAAAATACCGCCCGCTGTATTGTAACCATAGAATCTAATGTATCCACCTGAACCTGCTGTGGCAGTATCGATAGCTAAATTAGTATCGATTTTGATAGATTGTAGGTCAGCGGTTCTAGCACCAAAGTCTCCATTGGTATCTCTAAGGATAAGTTTGCTAGCCTCTACACTGGAACTTGAACCAGCAGCAGCATCAATGACGGTGTAGTCACCATCCGATGCTCCAGTTCCGCCTGTTCTTCTTAAGAAACCTGACGAACTATATTGTGTTTTCTTAACAGCACCACCGTCATTGATCACTGTGGTAAATGCCACAGCACTAACATTACCTGTGCTCAGTGTCGAATTACCCAACACAGTTTTTGTAGAGATCTGTTCAATCTTGCTGGCTAATATTCCATTGTCTTTGAGACTGATCCATCCGCTGGTAGCATTAAACTGATTAGAATCAAAACTAGCCAATCCTCTGTCTGCTTGGGTAATACCTGTAGCGTTACCTCTAGTTGAGGCAGCGGTCATATTCAATTTACTTTGGTCAATGGCCGCTGATGCGTTAATATCCGCATTTAAAATTGCGCCAGCATTGATCTGTGCATCTAGTTGATTTAATGCACTGTCAACACCTGGTCTTAGATCAAAAGTAATATCGCCAGTGATTCTAGCATTGATAGCACTGTTACCTGCACCGGTGAATGCAATAACGTCTGCTGCTTGAACATTAGTGACTGAAAACTCTTGTAAATTATTAAATGTCAAGCTTCTTAGGTTAACAGCATCCTGCGGATTAGTAGGATTAGAAAGATTAATGATCTTGTTGCTACCAAGATCCATAGCACCCTTCATAGCCAACTGTCCGTCTAGTGCCATGAATCCGCCGCTTATAGGAGGAATTAAGTTTGTGCCAACTATCGGAGAACCACCATGTGATAAACCTAATCTACGATCGATATAAGTTCTAGTAGCGTTTTCTGTTGGAACAGTATCTGTGGCATTGTCAGTCATGCCAGAGTCTGTTGAGAACTCTGAAATTGGCACACCTCGTTTAAAGCCGATACCGTCTAGGTTACTTAGAGCAATCGCCGCTGAGAACGATACTCGACCAGTTCCTTGGTCAACAGCAAAGTATGGTCCAACTCTAAAGTTACCGAATTGGTCTGTGGTTACATAGAACACACGACCGACGTCTCTTTCTTCAGTTTCGTTAGCGTCGTTTACAGCATTAACCGGTGGTCCATAAATTTCGTTTGGATAGTTAGTATCTGCATATGATCCAGTTCCGATCTCTAATAAGTCATGACCTGTTACGCGAGTTAACGAAATACGAATAGTTAGTGTTCCGTCCGCACCATCTGTTCTAATAGGCACAGCAGCTTTAATAGTATGAGAGTTTTGATAAGCGTTAATAGGATCTACTAAAGCTCTGTTTAAATTTACTCTACCATAAGGTTGACCTGTATCGGTTTCGTTTTCATAATTAGAGATTGTATATTCTTCGCCTTTGAATACAAATTTAGCACCGTCAGCTCTAGCAGTATCGCTAGGACTTAATGCAACTACCGCAAAGTTAGTATCTCCTGCTCGCCCTGTTACTTTTCCAACAGTATGGGTTCCTGATTGAATACCGCTGGTGTCAACGGCTGTGCCGCCTGGAGCTTCGGATATTCTAAATGTGTTTAACGTTAAACCTGTTGAGATAACAAAATAATTTTTGCTTAAACTGATACCAGTTGGTAAACCGCCGTTTGTGGTAAATTTTATAACATCACCGGCAACAAATCCGTGGCTCGCTCTAGTTATAACAGCCGGTGATGCGATAGTGATTGTGCAGGTTGCAGTAGTTCCACTAACATATTCTGCAGGTTGATAATATGTAAGATCGATATAATTGTAGTTTTCTCTTAGTGTAGTTTTGGTTAACCCTTCTAAGAATAGTCTATGTGTTCCTGATCCAGCTGATGGAATCGTTATTGGAGCACCGTTGTCAGTAGCTGATAATCTAAAATCAGTATTTGTTAAGCCATCTGATATAATATAATAGGTTGTTCCGACAGAATAACCAGTTGGCAGTGTTCCAGTAGTCGTAAAGCTAACTGTGAATTTTTCCAAGAATCGATGTGTTCTTCGACCGACAATTGTAAGTCCAGTGCCATTAGTTAATGTTGTTACGCTGCCTGTTGGTGATGTTGACACAGTAAATTGATTATAAGCAGGTATACTGATAATATAGTAAGTTGTTCCTGCGGTGAACCCATTGGCTGTTGAAGTAGGTATAAACTTATCACCGATTCTTAATCTATGGTTAGTGTTGGTTGTGCAGACATTTGTAGCGATCGTTGTAACAGTTGTAGTTAAAGAAACTGTTCCAGGTGAACCAGCAGTAAACCTTACACCGTATGGTTCGTTGGTTGTGTCTGTGTATTCTTCAAATTGAAGAACACGATAAACATCGTCTGATTCTGCAAGTCTTAAACCAGTTGACGGTCTAACAGCAACGTCTTGTAATCCGCCTGTTAGAATAATTTGCGAATTAGCTCTAATGGACATCTTGGTTCCATTAGATACTGATGCATATAATCCGTCAAAGTTTCCTGTGGTATCACTGGTCAAGTTTAGTCTAGCGACACCTGTAGGAAGATCGGCTGTGGTAACAGAAGTTACTGGGTATCTATAAATTAAGTTTCCGTGATCTACTTCTAGTTCGGAATTGTTTAAAGGTTCGTAATCGTAATTGGTTACGTAGATAAACAATCCACCTGTGGTGTTAGCAAAACTTGGACTTGGGTAGTAGCAGTCAACTCTTTGGGCCATATCGAAATACATGGTCGTTGGAGTTGAAACTTCTAACGGGTCTGATCCTTCTGCCACTAGAGCATAAACACCGTGTGCTGATGAACCTGCCACAGAACGAATCTGCGCACCATTTAATGAATAGTATGATGTATAGCAGTAATAGGTAAACATCGACACAGCTTCAACTAGAGCACCGTTGGTAGCAAAAATACCGTAGCCCATGTCATTGACCTGTGTAAAGTCATTACCTAGAATAGATCTATTACCAGGCATCAATATTTCAAATCTATTAGCATTAGTATTCACAAAGCCAATAGTCTGGGTCTGGATGGTTGATTTATTTGTTTGTAGTGCGGTTCTAGCAGTAACTAATGCTGCGGTGTATGAGTAAGCACTAAGATTTGGCAGTGTCTCTGACGGTGCAGATCCAACACCTCCGCTGACTGTTGCTACAAGGTTTGACATCAATGTTTCTACTGTAGCAGCTTCCGTAGCACTAGCTCCAGTTCCTGTTACTCTAGGAGTTGTAGAATATGATGTTGCTGGCGCAAGATTTTGAATAACCTGTTTGATCAGATATTTTGTATAAGTTAATGCCGCAGCAGTTTGAGATACCTGTCCAACAATTTGATTTGTTATGGCAGAACCAACACCGTCATAGTATTTTAAACCAGCATCTCTAGTTTGACTATTACCGCCATAGATCAAATCGTAGGCTACAGCTTCACAGATAAATCCTACATCGCGAGCACAGGTGATTGAATCATAGACAAACGCTGTAGTAAACGGAGCAATATTGCCTGCAATTTGAGCATTGATCCAAGCCACTGTTTCATCTTTGATGTAATCTACGTTGGCCAACAACAAGGTCTTGGCATTGGCTAAATTAGTCGATAATCCCGGTGGATTTGTTAATATTAGAGTTGGAGAATAAACCAAACCTCTATTAACAATTTTGGTAATAATTGTTGAACTATTATCAATAGTATTTTGTGAAGTGGTATCTGATACAGCAGCTCTGGCTAATTCGTGAGCGTATGTGATAGCTCTAACTGTTAAGTCTTTCTGACTATCAATGACTACTTCTGCATTAGCTAATCTATAAGTTGAACCAGATTTTCTAGCATGATAGTTTGTTTGGAAAACAACATCATACCCAACACCGTCGATGATTAATCCAACGTCTCTGTTACATATTGATTCATTATATGTGAATACTGAATAAGGCCACTGTGTAGTTTCATCAAGAACAAATGTAGCAGTAGATCCGTCTTTATTATAAACAAAGTCTCTAATATAGTTTATTCTATATACAGTATCGAGATAGATAAAGCTACATGGAAGTTGAGGATATCTATCTAAACCTGTAACTTCTAATCTAGTAGGACTTATTACACTAGTAATTTTAAATTCTAGGTTACCTGCGAAACCGTCAACGAATATACCTCCAGCGAACGTTTGAGCATCAATACTCTTGGAGAAAGATGCACATTCTTGAGCATATGGCGATTTAGCAAGAATTTGACCTTCTGGGTCAAGGACACACATGAATCCACCGTGACCTTGAGCAGTAATGGCCTGCCAACGAACAGCATCGTTAGCAAGGAATACGTCCATTTGATCATTCTCTTTAGGATAGTTAACGGAACCTGAACCATCCATAACATCTTTTAATGCAGCAAATAAATCATCAATAACATCAATTGCACCAGATTCTGCAATATAAGCAGTATCGATGACTTGATCGTAATCTGTTTGATTTCTAGTTACAGCAACGTTATTAACAACCTGTCTAGCTATAACGTTTAATCTATCGACAGCAGCTAATGTTTGTGATAGTTGAGTTGTGATAGCAATTAAACCGCTGGCGTTTTGATAATATTTTAATGCTGCTGAAATTGTTCTATTGTAGCCGCCCCACTTAAGATCGAAGATAAGGGCGTCAATGATTAATCCGGCATCTCTTTTACAGGTTCTGCTATTGTAGGTAAATGTTGTGGTAAACGGAGCAGTTCCGGCAGTGATCTGATCATCAATCCATGCTACTGTTTCTTCAGCAAGGAATTGTCTGTTTAAGGTTAATAATGCCGCAGCTAATTTATAAGCACCTTTGTTATCCACTTTTGGATAAACTGGCTGTGAACTATCTTGTAGATAGTGATAACCAAATTCTTGTGTTGCAGTAGTTAAACCGTCATTGGTTAAATCTCTGCGGAATTTCATAAAGGCCCAAGGACTTGATGATGTTCCTTGTCTTGGTCTAATGATAACTCGTCTAAATTCGTCACCGACGATAGATGTGTTTTGAGGAACTCTTAGTGGATAGTTTTCTTCATAGATACCACTTTCTACTAAAATAGTAACTTGAGTGGATCTTGCAGCATCGCCATACATGATTGGCTCGCCGAGCTCGAATGCACCGTATTTGATATCGCAATCAAATATTTCGTTACCGCCACTGTCTAATGCACCGCTATGAGATAGTATCTGTGCCAGCGCACCTGAGTTAACACCTTTTAGGAACAAACCTTCTCTAATGTCTCGACCGCGATATGCTGTCGGAGTATTAGTTAAGACATCGCCTGTGAAGTCTGTTCTGTAATTGTCCGTTCTAATTAAAAATCTTGGTAAGTCTGCTACGATAGTCGGTAATGTTGTAAAACCGGATCCCTGATCGTCGATAACAATAGAAGCTATAACACCTCCGGATACTACAGCAGTTCCGAATGCTCCTGTTCCACCACCACCGGTAATACGAACAGAAACTAATGAGTATCCTGTTCCGCCATTGGTAATTGCTACTGAGTTTACTTTATATGTAACATTGAATGTAGCACCACTACCGAAGGCACTGTCTGTTGTAGTTGTTACTCCGGTTGATCCAGGTAATGCTGTATACACACCAGTTGATACAACTCTAAATGTAACGATAGCACCTGGAGTAGTTGCTGTGGATAATACTTCGATGACTGCTGGACCGCCGCCTGAAGCAACAGTTCCTCCCGAAAGAGTTAATCGATCACCGACGTTATAGTTTACACCGTTGTTGTTTGCAGTGATAGTGTCGACACTCATTTTAACAGTAGCAGCGAATCCTGCTCCTGATAATGGAGAACTATCGATATCTGTTAATGTGCAAGTCCCGGTGCCGTTATTAAAGGTTAATAATTTTTGATACGGACCAAGTTCTTGTCTAGATTCTAATTGTATTTCTTCTGCTTTTTTAAGAGCAGCTTCTAAAGTTCTAAAGGCATATGCTAGGGCTCGACCTTGCAATGTTGGACTAACACCAGGGCGGTCGTCTTGTCCTGATAATGCCACATAAAGATTGGTTACAGAACCGAACGAAGAATTATCTACATATGCTTTAGTAGCAGCAACTAAACCGCCATAAATTGTATCGTCTTCTGGTTCCGGGTTTCTTGATAAAATCAACGGGCCAGTCATTCTACCAAATGACGGATTCTTAAGACCCGTTGCAGGATCGATAGCATCGACACCTGCTTTGGAAATTTTAGTATCAGTGTAGCCTTTGTTAGCTGCTTCGTCGGCCGATACAGGAGTAGTTAGATCCTCGATGCGCCATTGATTACCACCAGACCTAGCACTTAAATCTCCACCTAGTTGTGGACTAGGGTCTCCGGAAATCTCGCTGAACTGTGTGCTGATTCTGATTTCGCTTTCGTTGGTGATGTTGTCAATGACGATACCGGTTCCAGCTGCGATCTGTTTAAATTTTAAACCGTCTGTGGTTCTATTAACAGCTAAAACAGCGTTTTCTTGTCCAACATAAGTAGCTGGTGTATCGTCTAGTGCGATAAAAGTTAATCGTTCACCAAGACCTAAAGAACTGTAAAGTTCTCTGAAGTTGTCGTTTACTTTACGAAACGAGTCTCTAATACTATCACCGGTCCCGTCATTACCAACAGAACCTATATCAATAACTTTTCTTGCCATAATTCTTCCTAGAATGAGCAGTTGCTCGTTTATTTATCGGAAAATTTTATAAGCCGAATGTAAATACACTATGTTTGTTAAGACATCCATTGTTGAATCTGAGTATGTAAGAACCAGCAAGCTGGGATCAACACATTCTTATATGCGTAAAAAAACTCTAGCTATATTTCTGTGTGACAATTGCGGAACAGAATTTACTAGAGATCTAAAACATGTTGACCGTAAAAGATTAAGCGACAACTATTTCCATTGTTGTGCTAACTGTGATGCAAAAAGATTCGCCCAACGTAAAGGTGTTGAGCGTAAGAAGATATGGGATATGCCGGCTAGTTTAGATCTGCCTGTGTCTAAATTCTAAAAGATTCGCCGCAGCCGCAACGATCACGTTCGTTAGGGTTAACGAACTCAAAACCCTCGTTAAGTCCTTTCTTAACCCAATCTACAGTAAGTCCGTTAAGATAAGCTAGAGACTTTTGATCAACTAATACTACAAACTCGGGTTGAGCAAAATTAGTTACACCTGGTTCGGATGTATATTCGTCAACATATTCTAAGGTATAAGCTAGTCCGCTGCATCCTGTGGTTTTAACACCTATGCGTATTCCTTGTCCTTTACCTCGATTTTTTAATAGTTGGACGATTTTTTCTTTAGCTGAATCAGTTACGTTTATCATACCGAAAAACTAGATCCGCATCCGCAGGTAGTAACAGCGTTAGGATTTTTTATAGTAAATTGGCTACCGTGAATATCTTCGGTATAGTCTATGACAGCACCATTCATATACTGCATACTCATAGCATCTATCAATATACCGTCAAAATCAAAGTCATCATCATTCTGTTCTTCGTCTAGTGTAAAGCCATATTGGAATCCAGAGCAGCCGCCTCCCTGCACAAATGCTCGGACTTTTAATTTAGGATTGTTTTCTTCTGCTAAAATGTCTGTTATCTTAGCTTTTGCTGACTCAGTTACTGTTAACATATTTGGCCTTATAGTCTGCTACGGCCGCTTTAATAGCATCTTCGGCCAGTATACTGCAATGTATCTTAACAGGAGGTAGTGCCAGTTCCTCTGCTATTTCTGAGTTTTTGATTGTTCCTGCTTGGTCAATAGTTTTTCCTTTGAGCCACTCTGTGACGAGGCTTGAGCTTGCGATCGCCGAGCCGCAGCCATACGTTTTAAATTTAGCGTCTGTAATAATACCTGTATCATCATCCACCTTTATCTGTAGTTTCATTACGTCTCCGCAGGCAGGAGCACCGACCATGCCGGTGCCCACCCCGGATTCATCCTTAGAGAAACTACCGACGTTACGAGGGTTTTCGTAGTGATCAATTACTTTCTCTGAGTATGCCATGCTGTTTCCTTATTTCTTAATCATTGATAAAACTTTGGCTTTGATAACCTTAGCCCAACTAGGCTCAGGAAAATGCCAACCAATAAATGCACCTACCAATAATAATAGAATTGTATCTAACATATTACGCTCCTTGTAGTCGAATGTCAACGGTTTCCCAATTGACTATGCGCCAAATGTTGTTTAAGTATTTGGCTTTGTCCTGTTGGTAGTCCAACGCCCAGGCATGTTCCCAAGCATCTACCAACAGAGCAATCTTCATACCTTTACGGTATTGGTGATTATGTATGGTTTTTATATCACCGTTGTAATCCATATAGATCCAGTTGGATCCTTGTGCTGCCATAAATTCTTTTTCAAAGGCTTCTTTGAACTTATCAAAGCTACCGTATTTTTCATCTATTAAAGATTTACTGAGCCCCTCTGGTTTGTTCGCAGCTCTTGGCGGGGTCAAGTTCGCAAAGAAGATATTGTGTAGCATGGCGCCACCGTAGTTAAAATCGGCATCGCCCTCACCTTTGTTATATCGATCGAAATACTTGGCAGCTAGCCCATCAAAGTGATATTTTAGAGTAGCTTCGCTCATAACAGGATCTAACTCATTTTTATCAAATTTGAGCTTGTCCTGCCGTATTTCACGTTTATCTTCTGATTCTGTTAAACTTTTTATAAAATGTAGTGCCATCCTATATTTACCGTATAAATAACCTACAAGGAGATTTTAATCATGCTAGGATTATTAAAGAAACTATTTGGCGGTAAGCCAGCAGAAGCAACTGCGGAAGCCCCATATAAAGTTGAAGCGCCGGTAGCAGCACCAGAACCAACTCCAACTCCAGTATCTGCAAAAGCAACTGAAGCTGCGGTTGAGTCTATCGCCAAACCTGCAAAAAAAGCGCCTGCAAAAAAAGCCGCTCCTAAAAAAGAAGCAGCTCCAAAAAAGCCAGGTCGCAAACCAAAGGCTCAGTAATTTACTTTGCCTCTTCGTAAAGTGCAAATGAGGCTAAGTTTTTAGCCTTGCTTTCGCACATTATATCGAAGTTATCCCTAAAACTCAGAGCCCATTGATTCACTGCTGTATTCCAGTAGAAGTTTGAGTGTGCTCTGAGTTTTGCTTTCTTGTGTCCGGATTCTAAGAGGGTCTGAAGAGTGGGACGGGTGTCTCTGGAATGGTCTCCAAGTATATCTTCCCTAGAAACAGAGTAGTGTATGACAGGACGAATACCACGCCAGCTATCAATAATCCTTTTAACACGATCGTCAGATGTTTCAATATATTCTCCAGTTTTGATCCAATGATGATGAATATCTAAGACCAAGGCACAATGATTGACTAGCTCAATACTATCTTCAATACCCCAAGTCATTTCATCGTTTTCGATTGTAAGAGTATTTCTTGCTTCGGGAGTCATGCGAGCCAACGCAGCAACGATGCCCATTGGGCCTTGTCGTCCTGCGATGTGGACGTTGATTTTAAAGTCTTGGAACGTTTGACCGTAGCCCATCCAACGAGCCATGTCCACATGATATTCAAATTCTTCAATTGATCTGTTTACAATATCTGGATTATCAGATGCCAACACGCAAAACTGGCCAGGATGAAAAGAGAGGCGAACGCCACGCGAGCGAGCCACATTTCCCACCTGCTGAAATCCTCTTTCACAAGCTGCTCGAACATCGGGAAGCCGCCAAAACCAGCTCCATGTTGGCTCAGTGTATACAGGTAGTATATCACTGCTGAGTCGAACCATTCTAAGATTTTCATCTAATTCTCCTACACGTTCTACAAGGAGACGGCTAGCTTCAATGTTTTGCTCCATTAATGACCATAGTTTTTCTACAGCCACATCCTTGGTTTGTCTATTTAACCAGGCTACAGTAGTAGCACCAGTGTTAAATTTTTTACATTCGTCTTTAGGTTTGATGCCGTCTACCTGATCGGGACGGTCAATCCATTTGCAAGCAAAGCCAATACGTTTAGTCATAAAAGTATTATAGCATCACTTGTATTAAAAGTCAAATTCTTTTCTTGGGATATTTTTTTCTAAAATAGTCAAACAGTTGTGTAATCATTCTTACTTTGTTTCCGGCATTATCTGCTTTTGGAAATCTACTATGATTCACAAATGTGTAAGCTTCTTCCAATTCTTCTTCTGCTTTGGAAGAAGTATCGACAATAAATTCTACATTGTTTTTTTGTAACATTGATCTAGAAATTGGAACATATTGAACTAAAGGTGTTCCTGCTCTGACCAATGTTTCGCCTTCTATAACATGCCAAAATAATTGAACGCTTACGGCATGCATGTATTTTGGATCAACTATACCAATGGCTGCTGAAAACCTATCTTCGTTATTATAGGTAACTGGAATTTGTAGTAGCAATATATCATCGCTGGCTTTGACACGCCATGGAGTTTCTACTTTGATTGCAGAATGATGATATTCTTTATTTGTTGGTGCTACTTCTTTAGGTAATAACGGTTCAGTCTGCTCTGGACTGTGCCAGCTTACATAGTAATCTGTGTTACTAAAAGTATACCTGTCACTGTATCTTTTAAAAAGAAATGGAGTTTCCCAACTTATTTCTCTATGTCCTGCTCCTGTTTTAATAATAAAATCTGCAGGTGCTCTAAGAACATATCCAGTATTAGTGATAGTTTTAATCGCAGGACAATTTAAAACTGTTTGTTTTCCTTGTTCGGGTCTATTACGTTTAGTATTGCCTAGTCCGTTCCAGTCTCTATCAACTTCAGAAGTATTAATTATCGGATAAGCGATCGCAACATTAGGATCTAATGAATAAAATCTTACCCAACTCTTGTTTTTCTTAAACCAACCTAACACTTTATCTCCAATTGTCTACTACAAATTGATCAGTAACATCCTGAGGTTTAGGGTCACCGTGGAAAACTGTCACACAGCACTCTGGATGGATATTTACAGTATGTAGCGGATTTTTAAATCTTCTTTTACCGTTTTGGATTGTGAGATCTTCTCTTCTTCGGATCTCCCATTTGTAACTTTGTATCCATTCCAACGGCCACCATTTGATTCTATCCTTTGAAGTTTTCCATATCCAATCTTGGTCACCGGGTAATCGCATAGCATCAGACGGACTTCTTTTGAAATCTCTCCATATATGACTTTGCTCTCCGTGGTTCCATGCCATGACAGAACTGTTAAGATATTGCCATGAAGGATAAAAATGTCGATTAAAATCTCGAATACCCAAGAAATCAGTAGTCCATACTGTAGCCAATTTATCAATGTTTGCGTGTATAACTACATCGAGATCAAAATATAAAATCCTTCCGGATATAGGTAAGCTAGGATCAAACATATGAACTTTATGCCACCATCCTTTGGAGTATCCTGCATTAGGTTGCGTTATATTTTTTACACCTTGTATGGTATGATTGCTGTCAGTCAAACATACAAATTCATATGGGATGGTCATATTTCGAGCCACCATATTTCTTAGGCGTTCAACATAGTCCATGCCGTATCGATTGCCGAACCTAACACAAAGAACAGTTATTTTAGTGTTAGGGTCGTAAGACTTTCTAGCTACCTCTGCATCTTTTTCTGCACGTCGGATAGCCTTGAGTCTTTTTCTTTCTTCTTTACTGAGATTTTCTGGATTTGACGTATCCATCTATGGTCACCAATTCTTCTAATGTGTTTCTTAATTTATCTAGGCGAACCATGTTAGGCCCATCACTAGGAGCATTATCCGGATCTTCATGTGTTTCCATAAACACTCCGGCAACACAACCAGTGGCTACAGCGGCCCTCGCCAAGTATGGGACCATTTCGCGGTCTCCGCCTGAGACTGTTCCCATTCCTCCAGGCTGTTGGACAGAATGAGTAGCATCAAAGACCACTGGATACCCGGTGCTTGCCATAATGGGTAGACTACGCATATCAACAACAAGATTATTATATCCATGAGTGTATCCTCTTTCACATAACATCACACGCTCATTTCCTGTCGAAGCAATTTTTGCAGCGACATTTTTCATGTCATGGGGAGCAAGAAACTGTCCCTTCTTGACATTTACTGCGCAGCCTGTTTTACCTGCGGCTAAAAGTAAATCGGTTTGTCTACACAGAAACGCAGGAATTTGTATAACGTCGATACCAGCATCTGCGACTAGCTCTGCTTGATATGATTCGTGGATATCTGTAAGAACAGGAATCCCAAATTCGTGTTTGATCGAATTTAGAATTTTTAGACCTTCGTCAATACCTATACCTCTTTTTGTAGAGATACTAGATCTGTTAGCCTTATCAAAGCTACTTTTATAAATCAAATCTAAATCTAAATCATCACAGATTTCTTTTATGCTACCTGCTAAAAATTCTGCATGATCTTGACTTTCGATTTGACAGGGTCCGGCGATAATAAAAATTTTATTGTCGTTGCCGGCAACGATTCGGTTAATATTAAATGTGCGCATATTATTATTTACCAGTGTCTAATCACACCAGCGATAATAAAACAGTTTGTGATTAGGTATGAAAGAATAATTAGAGTGCGAACTAGTGCTACCCAATCAGCTTCCTGACGAGTAGCACCAGCTTTTTCTCCCAGGGCTTTAGCCCAGATGCGCCATATCTTACGCATCGCCCTCATAGGTCGCGGAGTTAGCACCGTGTTCAAATACTTCTACAGATTTAACTCTGACACTTGGATTGATAGGATAACGCATATTACCGCTGGCTAATAGTTCAGCCATCTTGTCGTAACACATTTTAGCAAACATTTCGCAACCAACAGCAGGAACGATTCGCAAATCGCAAATGCCCTGTCGACGATATGGTTCTACTTGAACCCGTTCTGGATTGCCATCGTGTTCTGGATTTGAACTCCAACCTGACATTTCTTTAAAACGATCTAACATAGGATCATCTTCGGCAATAACCAAAGTATGATCAAACATATGGTCAGCCCATTCTTTGAATACCTTAAGACCACCAAAGTCCATACACCAGTTTTTATCGTCTAGTGTGTCGCATTCAAAGATGAGTTTAATGCCAATTGAGTAACCGTGAAGTGTTGAGCAATGGCTGTGTGTGGCACGCCATTGTCTAAAGCAGCATGACAGACCTCTGTCGTTGCCGTAAGTTTTTGTTGAATAAAATTTCGCCATCTCTTGCCTCCTGTAAATCAAGCGAGTAAGTTTGATGACATGCAGAATTTATAAAGCGCGGTGAATGCCATTGAAGACCGCTGTGCCTCTGTGTGTATATGTAATTATATTACGACTGTATTTATAATGCAACGAATTTCACATTATTTTTTTGCCATTCTCTAGGCATAGACCAATCTTTAGAATTGTGAATGATATATTTTTTATCTACAAATTTATCAAATATTTTTGATATTTGGTAAATCCAATAACTGGGGTCAATAGGTTGACTGTTTGGATCGGAATAGTTTTCTGTGCCTTTATAAATGTTATTAACTTTATTATTTGACGAATATAAATCGAAACCAAAAATATGTATTTCTGACGACTCTAATAATGATGCTATCAAAATAGCGTAAGGGCCACTACCCCAATGAAAAGGTTGGTCTTGCCTATCTATACTTTTATAAGGAAGGTCTGGAACTTGACGTATGCTTTTGTTCTTTTTGATCTTTCTAAAGTAGTGATACCAATCTTCTCTAACATAGATCAACGTTTCTGGGGGAGTATTTTTTGTAGCTTCTTCAGCCATCCTTCGATCGCAGCATACTAAATGATCGACTACTAGATCTCTATGAATAGCATTGCAGCCAACTATTATATGATCAGTTTTTAAACTGTGAAGGTCAAGATGTCGACGGCTTTCGCCGTTGCCTAACACTGCTATTTTCAATTTAGGTTATTGTGCCGAACGGATTCCATTCACCAGGATCGCCTGGACGAGTGCATACCCATCCTATGCAACCTCTCGGCTGTGGATTTGAGTTCCAGACGATATCACCTTTGTTAAAGTTACCTTTAGTTGGTGGTAATTCTGAAACCATATGTAATTTATTATTCAATCTTACAGCACCGGCAACGTGTAAATCGACATTTGGATCCGGTGTCTTAACACCTAGGGATAGTTTGCCGTTTACCGTTACTTGAATTGGTGTTCGATTAAAGTTTCCTAGGATAATATCACCGTTGGCTTTTACTGAGATTCTAGGAGTATTGTCAGTTACTATATCGAAATCTGTTGAAGCAAAAGTTCCTACGACTCCGTGGAAAGTTTCTGAAGTGCCTAACATCACCTCGATGCCCATTTCTGCTACAGAAAGAGCAGCGTTTGGTGATTCTGTTCCAAACCCTAATCTATTGATATCTGAATTATAATATAGATAGTTGTCTATGCTTACAGAGCCATCGACGATAAGACCTTTTAGTCGTCCTACTTCTCTTAGAGAACTTTTTGTAACAGTAGATCCTAGTTCTTTTGAATCTAGAACTTTAATACCGTTAGCATAGAACCCCTTGTCTTTTGCTACTTCGATGTTTTCAGAAGAGACAAAACGATCTGGTTCAGTTAAAAGAAATTGTTTTGTAGTGCCGTGACCACTAAAAATCATGCCTTTTCCGTAATTTGTTTCGCCTTGTTGTGCATGAAAATCTAGAAAAGGCTTATCAAATGCGGCAGTTTTATCTGCGGCAATGGCTTTTAGGGCTTGTGCTAAAACGTCAATAGATTGATCTAGGGATTGATTATTCATATGAATATTTATCAATCCCTAGAAAGTTTTGAATTTAGCTTACTTTGAGCAGTATAGTTTCTTCGTTAATACGGCCGTTGAGCTTAATATCTACTGCTTTAATGTCCTCTAGGAACTTGCGCAGAGCTACTTTGCCCGAATCTTTAAAACTCTTAAGCTGTTCATCTGGCTTGCGCAGAGTCTTTTGCACACTCTTGATTTCATCGTAGCCTGTGATAGTAGTTCCTTTGACACCAAGCTCGTTAAACTCTCCGGCAACATACTTGCCCAGTTTGCGAGTTTTAGTATTGTAAACCCACAATTCCTTAGCACCAATGATATCTGTAGGATTGATACTAACCAGTTTTAGAGTTTGCTCAGTTTTCATAAACTTGAGTTTACCCACAACTTTTTCTGCAGGAACAGCCTTGCGAGCACGTGGCTTTTTATTAACTTTGGCTTCTTGCATCAGCATATCGCAGGCGCTAAGAATATCGTTATAAAAAGAAACAATTTTTTTAATCTGTGCTTTGCTCAAATGACTGTAGCCTTCTTTGAGCTGTTCGCATTTACCCTCTTGCAATTCGATATACTCGTCATATTGACGTTTGTATACATCTTTAATAATACGGGCATGAGCGGCTTTGGCCTGTTTGCCCTTGAGCAAATTAAGAACTTTGAACTGTTTTGGATCAAATGCTTCGGGATCTAGACTAAAAGATTCAACTGCATCTTCGATTTCCTCAGTCATTTTATAGGCAGCTTCACGAACGCGATCTTGGATAGAAACTACGATCGCAGTTTCTTTTTTCTCAGTAACTTCTTCTTCCTCTGTGTCCTCTTTACCTTCTGCAATGACTCGATTGATAGCTTCTTCTAACCATTTGGCACTATCACGACCTTCGTTAAATCCTGCATGAACTTCGGGCATGCCACGAAGTAGACATGCTGCCAACCCGCCCATGGTTCCAGAACAACGATTATCTTTGGTCTTTTTAAACTCTGCAACGCTATCAGGATGCCATCCTTGGCCTTTCATCCATTCAACGACTTTAGGTTTGAGGTCTTTAGAACTAAATTCCAAACGATAATATTCCATAGCTACTCGAAAGTGACGAGTAAACTGTTCAGCATCCCAGTCCTCTGCACCATCCCAACGTGGGCTGAGATCTTTGTTTTTATTCTGACGGATAGCGATGCTTGCTTTTTTGAGCTTAGATGCCATTTGGATTCACTCCTATTCGTTTAACAATATGTATATTATAGCACCAAATAGACATGTTGTCAACCTTGCTCAAATCGTTCTACTTCTTCCAAATCGCCGTCAATTTCTTGATAAACGATAGTTTGGAAATATCCTAGATCTAGATTGGCTTTGGCCAATTCTAATGCTTCTTTTCTGCTACTGGTGGTTTCTAGCAATTCTTCGTGAAAGGCTTCGTCCACACCCCAGACCTCGTAAAGTTCCCAGGTCATGATAAAATATTAATCTCCTATTAGGTTAATCAAACTTAGTCCAATCTCCATCGGGCGCCACTGCCCAACCAAGACGTTGGAGATCATTCCGGATCTCGTCGGTTATACAGCCTTCCGGCACGTATCTGTCAACAACAGACTTTCTAGCTAATTGTTCTTCGGTAAATTCTTCGTTTTCTTTAGCAGGAGCATATACTCCTACATCTCGAATACCGGAACAATACCAATCGATATAATCACCTTTTTGTTGCATGTCGGCAACGATGCCTCCGGCATAACGCCAAGAAGCACCCCACTCTTCATTTTTAAGGATGGGAATAACATCTAATTTAATGAACCCGTTGTTACACATGGCCGCATACAAATTTTGAGCATAAGCATCGTCAGCACGAACTTTCTCTAAAATCCAATCAGTGGTTAGGAGATCGTATTCCATGTTATTGATTCTACTTTGGGGATCGTCAAACTTGTGCTCATGATCGTTGAGAATTTGATCGAACATGTCAAGATAGGCCTCGTTTACAGGTTCGCCTTTTTCTGCCTGACGCTTTACATAACCTTCCTTTTGGAAGGTATGTCGTTCAGGGCTTTTTGAAATCTTTGACATCTTGAATTGCTTTCTTTAGAGTCTCGGCATAGTTGAAAGCGGTTTGTTCATTCATTGTTAATACAGTTTGATGCTCTAAGTAACCTTTAGTAAGTAAGGTCCAGATCTGTTTGAAACGATTCATCGACCACCAAGGTGATTTTACGGTTGCATATATTGTAACATTGACCCCTATATCTTCTGCTTCTATCCAAATATCATGAGTATGGTCTTCCGAACCACATTCACAAACAACGTGATACATTTTGGTATCACCCCAATCGTTCTTTTTTAATATACCTTCTGCTGGTGTTTGTAGTTTCATATTAGTTATCGAATGTTTTAACTTGATCTCGTTTATCATAAATGCTTTTGACAATGCGTTGATAGTCTTCTTCGCTCATACATGTCCTATAAAGACTCAAGGCCTGTGTAGTCATTACTGCCGCTATTTCTAGCGAACTATAATCCTCTAACATAAGTCCAGTAAACTGTAGATACTTAGCATACAATTCTTCTGTCTTATGTTCTTCACCGCCTATGTTTTCATTGAATAGCATTTTTTTGTCTCTGATGTTTATATTCTCTTTTCAACCACCATTTAAATTTTTGAAAATATTCTTCGTAAGAATATTTTGGCAAATTAGCATCGAGGTGCTCGTCACAGTTTTCCAACCATAGATTTCGCACCCAATTCCTAAACGGAGAAAATTTTAAGTCCATAGTGATTGTCTTACTTTAATTAAACGAATCATCATTTCTTCATCTTCTTGTTCGTATTGTGCTTCCAATTCACGACTCTTGTCAAGAGCAGTTTTACACATTTCTGCCATTTCGGGAGTTTTATCTTCCATATCTAAAAGATGATAACCCTTTTCGCGGCGAAGATTGCAGTAAGCAGTCCAACCACTAGCATCGTGAACATCTGGGCGATTTGGATAAACTTCCTTCCACCAAGTATAAAGCTCTAGGATTTCTTTAGCAGCTTTGGCTTGATATGTAGGTTCTTCCTGTTCGCCTTCTTCGATAAACTCTTTATTGGTTAGAGTCATTGCCCACTTCAAGTAGTCAACACCAGCTTCTGGACAACGCCAGTTTCGATACCAACGACGCCACCAAGGATAGCTGTGCTTTTTACGAGCTTCATCATCCCATACACAATGATGCCATGCTTGCTCTACTTCAACGAATTCAACAAGTTCGTTAAAAAGGCATGGCAGGAATCTATTCCCAACATCGCACCAAGTGCCACGCTTGATATCGCGAGGGCTAGCAGTAAGACAATGAGTTCTAGTAACAAAGCGATTGTTAATATAATATCTAACATCATTAATCCTTTCTGGAATCCAGCACCAAACGTTCTGGATTTTGTCCAAGCCTTCTTCAGCAATCCACCAACGGATTGGATATTTGGCTTTAGCAGCCTTTTCCCATTCTGCCCATTCCTTGCCTGTTCCGCACTTTAATTTGGTAGTGCCACGGATCCAATCAGCGAATGGTGAGCAGGTCCAATAATTTCTCATGTATAATCCTTCTCAGACTTAGTAGTCGAACACTTTAATTATACTATCTTTTAAAAAACCTGTCAAGATGGGTCAAAAACGAATCAAAATTTTCTTTGATATCCGGCTAAATTGAGCATGATCGAATACTGCTCATAGGCTTTTTGGACAGCAGGATTGGTATTACGATAATGTGCTTCTTCTCGTTCTTTGTCCATAAGGGTTTGGAACATATCAATCTCACCTGGACTGTGTCGTTGCCATTTGAAAAACCGACGTTCCATTTCTATAAGAGTGCGAAGTCTACTCTCTGGTATTTCTAAAGTAATAACTTTTTCAGTTTCGTATTCTACAACATCATTGCGAATGATATCGGCACGTTCTGGGTCTGTAAAGAATCTGGGAGGATGATATCGTGCCCTACGCTTTTGATCGTTCAGAACACGAACTTCATAATTTTCACAGAACTGTTTTACTTCTTCATTCATTGATGATTTCTCTTACCATCAAATACACAAATAAAATAAAGATTCTCATCGCCTGTGTTATGCACACGATGGAATACTCCGTCTTTGATTAAAACTGTGTCGCCTGGATATACATCAAAGTGATCAGCATCTAATTCCATTCGTCCGTTACCACGAATAAAGAAATATACTTCTTCTTGTCCTTCGTGTCGATGTCCGCCGGTAGATTTGCCAGGCTTAAGATCTGTAGAACTAACAATTAAATTCTTTAATTCTGTATTATCTTGGACGGTATATCGATCGTCTTTTTTGACAATTTCACCGCCGATGTCGTGAGCACCGTATTTCATTTTGCGATTAAACTTTCTGTCATAGGAAATATAGCAGCGATTGCCTTAGCACAGGCTAATGCCACTAGCTGATGTTCTTTTTGTGTGCCGTTTCCAGAACGTAATTCTATGAAATGCACCCATGATCGTAATGTGCCATTCATGTAAAGTTTACTTTCGATGTTTCCTTCTGGCAATACACTACGAGCTTGTTCCTTAGCTATGCCATTCGTGACAGCCCAAGTGTAGGCTTCACGAGCGGCTCTAATGACACTTTGTTGTTTTTCTTCCCATAAACGTGCGAGCTCTCTTTGCTCAGCGTCTGCCATATCCAGTTCGACAGAATTTTGTCTGTTTTTGGTGTCCTGCAGTCGTGCTTCTCTAGTGACGAAGTTAAGATCTTGTGTAGGGTCAGCGTATCGTTGACTAAATTCTTGGAAGGAAAAACTTCTGTGTCGAAGAATCTGTCTTGCGATATCTCGGGTTGTGGTGATTTCCACACACGCTGATACCATTTCAAGGGGCGACCAGTGGGCGTGTTTGACCAAGTATCGAATAAGTTTTTCTGATGTTTCTGTATTGAATTGGTTTGAGGGATTGCTGACACGGGCGCAATACGCGATGAGTTCTTGTGCATCGTCGATGCCCATGTCTGCAAATTCTGCTGTTGGTTGTGAATAGGATACCAAGCGAACATCCATTATGATTCCTTTAAAATTTTCATTATTTTTTCTTTTTCAAGAAGATCTTTTTCGAGTTCCATATATTGTTTACGCAACTCTTTTAATTTTTCCCAACGTTCTTCTAATTCTGGATTTGGTTTAAGAATACCTAAGCGTTCTTCGATCTTTTCTATAGCCTCAGTTAAACTTTTCTCACCAATTTTTATATCAGCGCCATCTCTCATAGTTAAACCGGAACCATCTATATGAACGGTGCTGGTAGAGGAATTCCAATTAACTCCAAGACCTGCACCTGTGCCATATATTCCACTACTACCCGCACCGCCATTAGAAATGGTATAACTGGCTCCACTAGCAGTGGTAGTCCAGGATGATGGTATAGTAACTGATGTAGCCATATTGTCTAAAGTTATAGTGTCGATGCCGCTGCTAGATAATCCATAACTAGGCTGCGCGGCACCGTAATTATAACTTTCTCCAAGGTCAAGAACAATAGTATTATTGTCTTGATCAGACATATTACTTGCTTGCTGCTTTTGCTTCTTTACGAGCGTTCTTTTCTTCGGTGATTTCATTACGACGAGCCTTTACTAGTTTGGCTACTTCTTGTAATGCTTTACGAGCTCTAGTTCCGGCAGCGCCGTTACCTGCTGTAAATTTAGAATCTTCGGATAAAAATTCTTCAAACTGTGCTTTTAATTGTTCTACTGTATTTGACATATAATGTTTCCTCTTGTTAGTAGTATTCTACTTATAATAGAATTTGGTGTGGTCGGTAGGATTCGAACCTACAAGGGCTGTGCTTACAGCGGCGCCCCATTCCCAAGTGCGTTTCTCAACGGACCGGAGGTCTGCCATATTCCACTCACGACCACAAGTATATTATATAACCGTGTTTTAAAATAATCAACCTCTAAGTGATTAAATATTATCAGTTTATGAATCATCAATTTCAAAAAATCCCATTTAAAGATATAGTGCGTTTTGGACAACGCACAATGCTAGGAAGGCCTTTGTTTTCAACAAGTTGGATTCTAGGAAGATTCTGTAATTACTCATGTTCATATTGTTGGCCTTATGCTCGTAGCGACAAATTGGATTTTCAAGATCTAGAAGTATATACTCGAACTGTAGATGAAATCAAACGACAAGCTAGACAAAATGGATTTACAGAATTCCATTGGAGTTTCAGTGGCGGTGAACCAACTGCTTATAAACATCTGCTTGATTTGATAAAACATTTGGACGAAAAAGAAAGTTCTTATCAAAGCGTTCACATGACTACTAATCTCAGCCCTGGCATCAATTGGTGGAGGAAGTGGGCCGAAGTCACTTGTATGTTACAAAGACGAAGCATAACGGCCAGCTATCATGCTGAACATGCTCGAGAACAAGACTTCAGTGAAAAATGTCTACAGTTAATATATCAAAATGTTTATGTAACTGTTAATCAAGTTATGGTTCCAGAAAAGTTTTATGATTTATACAAGAGGTGTGAAAGATTTTATAAACTAGGAATCAATGTAACACTGAAACCGCAGAGCGATCCTACAGCTAGTCGAATAGTAGATGGTTATACAGACGAAATGATTGATTTAATGCAGACAGGATTTCCTCAAAATCAACACGGAGAAGAATTGTATCAAATAGCCCTATACGATTCTAATGGACAAGAATATTTGTTTGATCAAGCAGAACGATTTAATGCGTTTGGTTTTAATAAATTTAAAGATTGGCATTGTAATAGCGGATATCAAAGTGTTATAATAAGAAGTAATGAAGTAAAAAGATCCTATAGTTGTCATGATCAACCGTTAGGAACATTAACAGAAGGATTTAAATTGTTTGATTCTGCCACACCTTGCATTACTAATAGTTGTGTAAGTTCTGCAGACAGCAAGATACCAAAAACGAGAATCAATAATGTTTTCTAGTATAAGTTTTTTGCCGATGATCACAAGAATAAGACAAAATAAATTCTTGCCAAACGATTGTTATCATACAACAGAATGGGCCGATACTGATACTAAAGAATTATTTGAAGAAAATTTAAGAACTCAACCAGAAGATTGGTATTATCGACATAAGTCGATAACATATAAAAATAATTCTCATGGATATAGGACCAAAGAGTTTAAAGATATCAATTGGTCAAACTCTATTGTTGTATTTGGTTGTTCACATGTATATGGAACTGGGCTGGATGAATCGGATACTATTAGTTCTAACATCGAAAAAATAACTGGGATAAACACGATTAATCTAGGCCTTGGCGGAACATCAATGATTTATGCTATGCATAATTCTATTATTTTACGAGAAGGTTATCCTAGGCCCAGAGCTGTGATATACCTATGGCCAGATTATTCTCGATGCACAGAATACTTTCGTCATACCCTTCTAAACCATGGGGCTCACACTATACAGCCTGATAATATCATGGGTGTATGGAATAGCAATGATTATAATGTTAAGGTTCATGCAATTTTTATACAAAAAAATATTAGACTGTTATGGCAAGATACTCTGCTATATGAAGCGAGTTTTTTTATTAAAGACACTGCTGACCTTTTAAAGTGTAATAAATTATCTATGTGTGATTTCGCAAGAGATATGATTCATCCAGGAATACAATCTGCTCAGAAAGCTGCTATGAAAATTTCTAAGGATTTAAAATTAATTTAAAAATGGATTTAATATCAATACATAACAATTGGCGAGATGATGTATTAAACATCGATATAAATCTCGGAAATTATTGTAATTACAAATGCTGGTATTGTTGGCCCGGCAGCAATGATGGCACACATAAATTTCCTAACATAGACATTATCAAAAAAAATATAACTCATCTGATTGAGTATTATCTAAAACATTCTAACAAGCGAGTGTTTGATATTCATTTTTGTGGAGGCGAGCCAAGCCACTGGCCGAAATTAATTGATTTTGTTGAGTTCTTAAAACTAAACTATCAGTGTTTAATATCAATGACTACTAATGCTTCAAAGAGCATGGAGTGGTGGCAAAAAGCAGCACCCTATTTTGACAGAGTCCACGTAAGCTGCCATAGAGAATACAGTGATACTAGCCATCTAAAACAAGTCTGCGACTATCTTTATACTAAGAATGTCGTAGCCAGTGTGTCTGTAATGATGGATCCTAGAGACTGGGACAAGTGTATCGAAATGGTTGAAGACCTAAAGACTAGTAAAAAGAGTTGGACTATTCGATACGTTGAAATCATTGACCCCGAAGTTAATTACACCGATGAACAAAAGATTGTTTTAAAAAAATTTAGAGCTAGACGAGCTAATCTGTTTTGGTTCTTAAAAAACAACAAGTATTATGTCAGTAAAGTTACGGCTGTAGATAGTAATAATAAAAAGCATCGACTAGAGGACAACGAAGTTCTTCTAAAACGTTTGAATAATTTCTATGGGTGGTCCTGTTCTGTTGGAGTGAACTGGTTGAACATTAACAAGGATGGCATGATTGCCGGCACTTGCAATCAAAAACTCTACGGTGAAAACGAATATTACAATTTGTATGATCCGGAATTTTCCGAAAAGTTTAAACCTAAATTGCAGTATGCAGTCTGTGAACAAACATCTTGTTTATGTAGTGTTGAAACTGTAATGCCTAAATTTAGAAACAAAGATTCTAAAAAATTTATTCCATTGACACAGATAACATGAGATTAGTTTCTTTTGGATGCTCGTTGACTTACGGTGCCGGACTAGAAGATTGTTTTATTCCTCCTGATCGACCCGGTATACATCCTAGTAAAAAATCCTGGCCCTCATTAATTGCTCAAGAACTAGATATAGAATGTGTAAATCAGTCGCGTATAGGATCTAGCAATAAAGAAATATGGCATAATATTATTTCATTTGATTTTAAAGATCACGATCTTGTTTTTATAATGTGGACTTACCCAGATAGGACTTGTATTTTACATCCAAAAAAAGACAAATCTGAACAAATTGGTATTTGGTCCGATGATAAAAAAATATTTTATAAAGATTTTTACTCGGAGTATGATGCTGAAACAATGTCAAAGTTATTTGTTAGTCATGCTAATTATTTTTTAGAAACCAAAAATATAAAGGTTTTTAATTTGGTTGTTG